ACAAAGACAAACCAAAAACATGAGAAAATTACTTATTGCTATGCTACTGCTACCTGCAGGTGCATATGCTAATACTGTGACCCCTCAGTTTACCACAGGGTCGATGAACTCCACGACCACTACCACACAGACTATAACCGAAGTAGAACAGCGTCAAGTTTTTGGGGCTGAAGTAAAGACTTGGAATGGATCTAATGTAACACCATCTGCTGATATAGCAGGTAGTGGTACTACATTTACCATAACAGACACAACTCTACCTTGGACTTTAGAAACAACCACTAGATCAGCTGGATTAGTAGAACAATGGGACACCACAACAAACTATACAATAAACTCTACTACTACCTCGCTCTCTGTATTCTCACAATAACACCAGCATATGCGGAAGGAGACACCAATAACTCGTCCAACCCTGTGGCAGCAGCAACAGGAAATGTTACCAATCAGGCTGTGCAATTTCAAAATAATGGAGCACCGTCTAGACAACAATATGGTTCTGCCATATCTTGTAATGGATCAACAATGACGTTTAGCCCCTTTTATATGGGTAATGACACCTCACCATATGACCCAGAGGGTTATGTTATATCAGAAAACTGGGGCTTTCAAATAAACTTTTCAGTGCCACTTAACCGTGACTTGACTAAACAATGTCAAGAAATAGCTAAGAGACAAGAAGAAAAGATGAGGCTTGACTACGAGCTTGTTCGTGCACTTAAATGTGCAGAACTACAACAAAAAGGGTTTACGATATACCCTGGCAGCCGTGTAGCTCACATGTGCCAAGACATCGTACCTATACAATCATTAATTAAAGAAGATGTTAGCACTACTAAAACCAATCGTTTTAACTTTTTTAAAAAGTGAGAAATTTAAACTATTTGTAGTTGACTTACTAGAAAAGTTATCCAAAGAAAGCGATAACGACCTTGATGACAAGGCCGTAGAATTTATCAAACGAGGACTAAAAGTTGACTAATGTGCAGCGTATACCCAGACGAGCTGGGGAAGATGAGTTTAACGAGTTACATAAATTAGTAACTACTGAACTTATTAATAGGATACGTAGTGGTGAAGCAACCACTGCTGACCTAAAAGCTGCTTCCGACTGGCTATACAAGAATGATATTACAGGCGTAGCCTTTGATTCATCTCCTTTATCACAGTTAGCGGACATTATGCCAAGTGTCGATTTTGATACAGTACAAAAATCGGTTATTAAACATGGCCCCTAAAACTGTAAAAAACCCTAGAAAAACTGCACGATTTTACCGTGATAATCCTAAGTCAAGGGCGAAAAAAAATGCAGCTCAAAGAAAGCTCAACAAAAGCCCAGAAAACAAAAAATACCGTGCTGAACTCAACACAGCTAGAAGAAGAGCAGGTGTGTATGGCAAAGGCGGTAAAGATTTTTCACACACTAAGTCAGGAAGATTAGTGAGAGAAAACCCATCAACAAACAGAGCAAGAAATCGTGCTAAAAAATGATACCAGTACTTCCTACTTATAAACATTACACACAAAACTTAATAGTCATGACATCAACAGACGCTAAAAAACTCTGGAGAAAAGCTATTAAGGAGGCAAACAATTATGAATGTATTTATTGCGGAGAAAGACACAATGAATTTGATCTTACCATTGACCATGTGCGTCCCAGATGTCTGGGTGGCAGTCACATGTCTAAGAACTGCGTTCCTGCCTGTAGACGATGTAATCAAGAAAAAGGAAGTAACAACTGGTTAGTGTGGTTTAGGGACAACTTCCCACCAAACCCACTACGAGAAACCTTAATACTAAATTGGATTAGTGAACAAACTATTTAACCCAAATAAACTACTATTACAGGAACTCAAAGACATTGCATACGCTACACCTAGGCCAATACGTTGGGCTATGGTGTGGTTTTTGCTATGGCTAGAACCTCAATATATAGACTACAAAGCTAAAAAAGCTGTTGATGACGCTGTTAAGGAGTACAATAGACTATGTGATTTTTGTGAAGAATGGCGTAGTGAGCCAGGGGTAAAAATACTACCTTCTGACGTAAAAGGACTAAATGACATGAGTATTAATTATGACACAAACACCGACCAAGAAACTTGAAAAATTAAACCACAGTAATAAACTATTTGATGAAATATCAGCTAGTGAAGGTTTTAGAGCAGAACCATATTTAGATGATGCTGGTATACCAACAATAGGTAAAGGTACAACTTTTTATGAAGATGGTCGTCCTGTTACTTTACAAGATACTCCTATAACAGAAGCTAGAGCTGATGAGTTACTAAACTTTTATGTAGGCACTGTTGAGGAAAAGTTACGTAATGCTTATCCTAAAATGCAAGACATGAATCCAAACGAGATTGATGCAATAATGTCTTTTACATATAACGTAGGAGCTAACTTTGTAGATGCACCGTCTGGTTTTGAGACTATGCAAAAAGGGTTAAATACAGGTGACAAAAAAGTTATTAGTGACGCTTTTAAGTTGTACAACAAACACATAAACAAAGATGACCCCGAAGGGCCATTAGTAACAAGTGAAGGGTTGACAACACGTAGAAAAAACGAAGAAAACCTTTTTAACACACCATACGTTATAAATAAACCTAAATCAAAATACGATGAGTTTATGACAAATGAAGATTGAATCACAACTCCAACAAGATTTTAGGTATTTTCTTACCGCTGTCTGGACACACTTAAACCTACCCGCCCCTACAAGGGCACAATTATGTATCGCTGAGTATCTACAACATGGCCCAAAAAGATTACAAATCCAAGCGTTTCGTGGCGTTGGTAAGTCTTGGATTACTGCTGCATTTGTCCTTTGGACTTTATTCAATAACCCAGATAAAAAGATTATGGTCGTCTCTGCTTCAAAAGATAGAGCAGACTCATTCTCAATCTTCTGTCAAAGACTAATACTAGAAGTACCTTGGTTATCGCAGTTAAAACCTAAAAATGATGACCAGCGTTGGTCACGTATATCATTTGATGTAGGGCCAGCAGCCCCGCACCAAGCACCTTCAGTTAAGTCTGTAGGTATAACAGGACAGCTTACAGGATCTAGAGCTGACCTTATGGTACTAGATGATGTCGAAGTACCAAACAACAGTATGACAGAACTACAACGTGAAAAACTTTTACAGTTGGTTACTGAATGTGAGTCTATCCTTACTCCTAAGCGTGATTCTAGGATTATGTTCTTGGGAACTCCTCAAACCACTTTTACTGTCTACAATAAACTACGAGAACGTAGCTATAGACCTTTTGTATGGCCAGCTAGATACCCTCGCAAGGTAGCTATGTATGATGGTTTGCTTGCACCACAGCTGGCAGAGGACTTAGAGAACAAAGACCTAGCTTGGCAGCCTACAGATACACGGTTTAAAGAAGAAGATCTACTAGATAGAGAAGCGTCAATGGGACGTAGTAACTTTATGTTGCAGTTTATGCTAGATACTAGCTTATCTGACGCAGAAAAGTTCCCATTAAAGTTTGCAGACCTTATAGTTACACCCGTAAACCCTACACATGCACCCGAAAATATTATTTGGTGTTCTAGTCCAGACAATATAGTCAAAGACCTACCTTGTGCAGGACTTCCAGGGGACTACTGGTACAGCCCTATGCAGATGCAAGGAGAGTGGCTACCATATGCAGAAACAATATGCAGCGTAGACCCCTCTGGAAGGGGCTCAGACGAGACTGTAGCATGCTTTTTATCACAGTTAAATGGTTTTATATACCTACACGAGGTTTACGCCTCTAGAGACGGTTATAGCGACCATACATTATTAGACATATTAAGAAGATGTAGAAAGTATGATGCGAGTACACTGCTCATTGAGAGCAACTTTGGCGATGGTATTGTATCAGAGCTATTTAGAAAACACTGTCAAACGACAAAAACACACATTAACATAGAGGAGACTAGAGCAAATGTCAGGAAAGAGCACCGTATTATTGATAGCCTTGAGCCTGTCTTTAACCAGCATAGGCTTGTTATTGATCCTGCCGTCATTACGTGGGATTATAAAAGTAATGCAGATGAGGCGACTGAAAATAGATTCCAATATATGCTTGCTTACCAAATCAGCAGGATGTGCAGAGAACGAGGGGCTGTTAGACACGATGACAGAATCGACTCTCTCGCCCAAGGCGTTAAATGGTTTACAGATGCCCTCGCAATCTCTGCTCAACAACAGATAAAAGACAGACGACATGAGGAGTGGTTAGACCACCTTGAGGCATGGATGGATGACCCTCAAGCAGAAGCTAACCATATGGTGTTGGGTATGGATTTAAACCAACGTAAAGAAGCTAGAGGATTAGCTAGAAGTGACAATATGACTTGGATGTGACCAACCACCTCATAATACACGGGGAAGTGGTGCTCCTCGTGGGTGGAAACAGCGGTCAAGAGGGACGTAAAACTCCCTCTTCTTCACGAGGAACCCGCTCGTGCCACATAGACCACCTCCAACTACACACTAAAGCACCTATATACAGTATGAACCATGACTATACAGCAAGTATGGCAGAGGGTGAAGAGGAGTGCGTGGTATAGACGATTTAGATTAGCACTTAAATTACAGCGTTGGCCACTTTTAACCTTAGCCCAAATGAAGCTAGAGTTGCAAAGACAGCATCTCAACCGCATCTGGAGAAAGAAGTAGGGTGTCTTAAATTTTGACATAATTTTTCGTGGGGTATTAACGCAGTACGTTCTGGCAAAAACCCCCTTGGCGGCCCCTTGTCAATAGGAAAAAATACTTATTTATTATTTTTTGTATCAACGGCAACTTTTTTCTGCCTCTCGGTATAAATACCTATTGACTTTTTCATAATTAGTGTTACCAAGGCTTTCAAATTTTTTATAGGGCCTTTCGGGAGCTGGGTTCCGCTATCTGTATGGGTTGCAACATATAAGCTGGACTTATCATTCATATAAGTTTTAATGAATTAGGCATAGTCACAGTTTTTTTTGAATAGGTATAAATACTTAAAAATTAGATCAAAATAAAAAGGTAGTAAGGAAAAATAAAACGTACGGCCCAGCCCTAAAACTATTGTTCACTATCACTCAATAAAAGGACTCTATATATTTAAAAAATAGATTTATTAGTTTTCCTGGCCGAGATCCCTTGGTATACCTGGCTTTTGAAGGAATTGAACCCTAAACAAATAAAAAGATAAGTATAAATACCTATGGTTAGAGGGTTGACCTTTTAAAAAGATATGGTTATTGTAAGTACATCGAACTAATCACAACTTATTAATCAAGTCACTCAATCAGTCACAACACTAAAGACAAATAAATTGATACTTGACAAATAAAAATGATTCGTTAGATTTAAATCAAGTCAAACATTATTTCAAGGAGGTTTACAACTACTCATGACATACGCTCAGTTGAGCGTTAATGCAAGAGAGATAGTCGCCAAGTTCACACTAGCTACATCGCAAGAAGTACAGCTCGGCTGTGACTGGTACAAGTCAGCTCTCAACATCGCAGGTCGCATAGCGTCCAAGTATCACATACGTGTTGAAGTTGCTGCGGGTGTCATCGCTGCATTATCGCCAAACAATCGCTGGGAGCGTAACATCATTGACGCAGAGAACATCATCAAATGTTGGGCTGCGGGTGGTACGGATGAAGATGTCCTGGCGGTGACTTGTTGCACCTATTCAACAATGAAGCAGAAAGCTCTTGACATTCTAACTAGGGATATTCCCATAGTTGAAATACTCAACGGCCCAAAGATCATCGAGTTCTTTAACTGCATTACAAATCCAATGCTTAACGATGTTTGCATTGACGGCCACGCATATTCTGTATGGTTCGGTCAACGTCTCACAATGAAGCAAGTGCCTAACATTGGTAAGAAGTTACGCCAACAAATCAAGACTGATTATGTCGATGCGTGTACCTTTATCAATGAGGAACTAAATGAATCTTACTCACCTGCTGACATTCAAGCCATCACGTGGGTTACTCACAAACGTATCTATGGTGTCTAATGAAACAACTTACACTCATGCCAATTCTTGACGGAGCTGTATTCGTCAACAAAGAGGTTATCAACGACCCTGTTCTATTATCCGTACTAACTGACATTCATGACAGAAACTACCAATTCCCAACCCAAGAAGTCGAAAGATGGTACTTCGATACCGTCAAAGGTCTCAGTCGATCTTCCCGAAGATGTACTTAAGGCCATCCAATACTTAGAGTATAGACGGCTACGTCATAAGCATCCACACTGCTAGGCAGTAGCCACCAATTCACCATCACGCACGGGCTTTACGCCAGGGGTGGTTCCCGTGCCAAATTTTCCAGGGGTACTTGCCCTGCCACAAATTATTCCAATCATGAAAGTTCTAGTTGCCTGTGAATACTCAGGTGTAGTCAGAGACGCATTTACTAAACGTGGCCACGATGCCACCAGCTGCGACTTCCTACCATCGGACAGCCCTAACGGTAAACATTACCAAGGTAATATGTTCGACCTCATCTACCCACACAATGTCTACGACTGGGACTTGATAATCGCCCACCCGCCTTGTACACACTTGAGTCTGTCGGGCAGTAAATATTGGGCCGAGAAAGTCAAGGACGGACGGCAGCCCGCAGCCATACGGTTTGTTGAACGCATTTGGGACTTGCATGAACAGTCAGGTGTCAAGCTGTGTATTGAGAATCCTGTTGGGGCATTGTCATCACGCTCCAAGCTAGGCAAGGCCACGCAGTATATACAGCCGTATGAGTTCGGCCATCCTGACAAGAAACGGACTGGGCTATGGCTTCGAGGTTTACCCAAGCTAGAACCTACCGATGTTATCGACATCACCAAGGTTGACCCCAAGATTGCCAACCGCTTGCACTTGCTGTCACCTTCAGCTGATCGCTGGAAAATACGCAGCCGTACATTCCAAGGTATTGCTGACGCTATGGCCGAGCAGTGGGGTTGAGTATATTTACTCATGACATTCTCCTCTAGCATTGTTTATAATGCTGGATGAGGGTCTCACCCTCCACGTTGTTTACACCCATTTCATTCATGCAACCAAAAGCAAGAACATCCACATGCGTCAAATCTATTGATGTATCACCACTCACAGGCACAGCCATCGTTGAGTTTCTAACAGGCACACGCTATGAGTACAACAATGTATCTCGTAAGGCTATTGCCAACCTACTTGCACAGCCAAACATGAGCCTAGGATTCTGGGTCAATGCTAACTGCAAGGCCAAAGGTGTAAAGTGTAGAGAAATCACACCCGCATCTTTTTACAAACACAAACTTGCCAAGGTAAGACTTGTGCAAGAGCCACAACTACCCGTTCTTAACTAATGTCTAGTCACACAATGCAAGTTACTTTTGACAAGGCTGTATCCTCCTCCATTTTGGAGGCAGGGTACAACTACAACCCATCAGCCAACAACACTATTACGGTTGAATTTGACCAAGATGGTAGAGACCTCTACGACATCCTCGAAGATGCTGGCCTTGGCCATATATCAGATGAGGTGATTTACACCAACTACTATGCCGAATGTCTCTAAAAAGTGCAAAGAATGTGGACACGTCAAACCACTCGACCAATTTCCATTATTTAGCACTACGGGAGCAGGTCGCAAGAATACTTGCAAACATTGCTCCAACAAACAAGCGACAGTCCGCAGACGACTGAAACGCCAACATCCTTCACCATCATCGGGCGACTGTCCAGCCTGTGGCAGGTATACTACTGCCTGGGTTCTTGACCATGACCATAAAACGGACAGGTTTCGTGGCTACATTTGTAACGCATGCAACGTAGCTTTTGGTAAGTTCGATGATGACCCACTAACAATGCAACGCTCACTTCACTGGCTTCAATCACATGGCTAATTCCACCACCAAAACTGACCAATACATCAAGACATTTGATGCTTGCGATGACCCAATCGTTTACACATTGGTACGCACCAGCCCATACACATACGATGACATGCTCATAGGAGTCTTTGACAGTCAAGCCTCTGTTCTACGCAGACTAGCTCGCATCATGGACAGACCTGAGAATGACGAAACATTCAAGATTGAAACACACAATCTTAGGAACATCAAGCAAGAGCTGGAGCTGGACAAATGATGACAACCAAAGACATCAATGTCGCTGACCTTCTCACTTACTCAGACAGGGCAGTTATATCCAAGATTGTAAGTGAAAGAGTCTTTGCTGAATACGGTGACATGTATGAGTTCAAATGGCAAATGAGCGTACGAGGTCACTTTCAAATACCAGAAAAATTATGAGTACACCACACCACGAAGATAGGCTACTGGACATATTCCAGGAAGTTAAGGAGGCTTTCCCCTACTACGATGAGGAGAAGCAAATCGAGATCGCCAACAAAAGGTTTGAAGATGAACTCATTTAACGAGTTTATGGGTGGGATACTTGTGACATGGTTCTTGCTATCCATTGTCACAGTACTATCCATAGCCACTGAGAACCGTCCACCAGCAGTAAAAAGACAGGACATTTACTATGGCAAAATCAGACCCCTTTAAAAACAGAATACGGGAACTCAACAAGTGGGAGGCTACTGATGAACTGACCCAAGTTACCTTTGACATGGGACATGAAGCAGCTCTCACTTGGGATCTCCCAGCAGCCTATGTATGTGTTGTACGAGCTGTAAAGCAAGACGGCACAATACAGGAACGAGCCTACCGCCAAGCCAACGCAGCAAAGCGTTACATGAAAGGTCTACTCATGAATGATGACGACTACATAGTCATGACAGGCAATGCTGTGATGGATACCCAAACCGAAATCCCATGAACCCATGTGACCTATCCGAGATTCTTGACAGACTCGGCTACTACATCAACGATGATACAGGCGAGGTGATGCTAGAAATAGATCCCTGTGGCCCTCCTATCATTGACAACCTAATGGTAATCCTGGCAGCTCAAGGGCTGTTGATTACTAAACGCAACCCAGAGTTTGAGCTAGGTTTTTACCTACCAAACTGGCGTACATTCAACAGTATGGAGGAGTACTGCAAAGTATTTCCATACGAACAACAGTGTAAATCCTATGACATCTAACCTGACCCAACGACAAATTGATCGACTTGATGACTACGAATACTCTCTCTTTCTAGCTTATGGTGACGCATACAAACCTACACAGACAGTTTCTTCTCGAACAGGAAGCGATCAGCTGTGGGAGACAAAGGCTGCACGACTCCATGCAGAAATTAGAAGAGAAATCCTACGCTTCCGCAAGCGTGTACGGGGTGTCATCAATCAGAGAGGCTTTACCTCCTTTGATGCACACAGTTGAGACGACCTTTCATAAATTAAAGAACGGTCAAGCTGGTAAGTTCTACAGAGAAATCTCAGAATATGTAGATGATCTTGAACCTATAGCTATCTCAACAATTATACTGAAGATAACTTTTGATAGGGTTTTCAGTACACAAAGAGGGGCAAACTTAGTGACACCCACACTTGTAGCTATTGGTTCTGCACTTGAGTCAGAGTGTAAGTTCAGATGGTATAAGCATAAATACCCAGGACTTATGCACTACATTAGTGACAAGTATTTTCATGATGCTTGTGGCACGATGCAGAAACAAATTATTGCAAGTAAAAAATTTGGTGAACGTGACATACGATGGAAGCCTTGGAGTATCAAAGCCAAGACATCTATTGGTAGATGGGGGCTGTCTATAGTTATGGAGACTACACAATGGTTTACCATAAGCAAACGTAAGACCCACCGAAAGCGTTACGAATACAGGGTTGTACCAACTCCTGAGTTCAACACCAAACGAGCTGAACTAATCAAGTCAGCTGAGTTGTTCGCTGGTATACCTTGGCCCATGCTGGTAGTCCCAGACGACTGGGGTTACAATGAGAACAACGAAATTATCTACGGTGGATACCTTACCAACCGTATGATGAAGGGCCATGACCTGACAAGAAAGGGCAACCCCCTCATAATACACGGAGAGACACCGATCAACTTTCTAAACAAGTTGCAAAGGGTCAAGTACCGTGTTAACAGTCACATACTGCAAGTAGCAGTAGAGATGAGGTTGAGAGGTAGAATAGTAGGTAAGTTTATACCTATAAGTCCCGCTTTCAAACCACCTCGTCCACCAAATGCTGACGACAATCCTGATGCCAACCTAGCATGGAGACGTGCTATGGCAGAGGCACACAATGCTGACCGTATCAATTTTAAAAGATCAGTCAGAACAAGAACTCAAATGGAGGCTGCTGAGAAGTTTAAGGATGATGTCTTTCATCTTTGTTGGTCTTACGACTACAGAGGTAGGGCATACCCTATCCCAGCTTTTCTAACACCTCAAGACACAGACTTTGGTAAAGCATTACTAAGGTTTGCTGATGAGTCTAGCGTGACAGATGAAGCAGAACTATGGCTATCATTCCAGGTGGCTACTACGTTTGGGCTGGATAAGAGTACGCTAGAGGACAGACATCAATGGGTGTCTGATAACACAGAACTCATCACCAAAGTAGCTACTGACCCTATCAGATATTTGTCTGAGTGGGAAGCAGTTGATGAGCCTTGGCAATTTATGGCTGCGTGTCATGAATACTACCATTGCTGCATCAAAAAAGATAAAGCAACTACTGGTCTTATGGTTGCAGTCGATGCAACTTGCTCAGGTTTACAAATCCTAGCAGGACTAGCCAAAGATCGTAGCACTGCTGAACTTGTAAATGTAGTCCCTAGTTCTAAACCTAGTGACGCTTACAAGGCGGTAGCAGATAAGGCTAAAGAGTTTCTCCCAAGCTACATGCACCATTGGATGGACAGGTCTGTGTGCAAACGCACAGTGATGACCATACCATACAATGCTACTAAAGATAGTAGTCGCAAGTACATACGTGAAGCGTTGCTTGAAAAGAAAATTGACCCTACAACTGACGAGCTAACTCAGATCGTCAATGCTGTCTATCAAAGTATGGACACCATAGTGCCAGGGCCAATGCAAGTGATGCGATGGATAAAGAAGCATGTCGGACTTTACATCAGAAATGGTGCTAAAGAAGTTCAGTGGGTCACACCGTCTGGATTCATAGTTAATCAACGCAGAGACAACATTGAAACAGAACAGATGGAGCTGCAGTTGTTAGGACGTACAAGAGTTAGACTACCAACAGGTAAGTCTACCCCTAGTCCTACAAAGCATAAGTCTAGCACTGCCCCAAACTACATTCATTCATTCGATGCTTCGATCCTTCACAGATCATTTACACAGTTTGATGAACCATTCACAGTTATCCATGACTCAGTTCTTTGCAGAGCAGGAGACATGGGAACACTCAATCGCCTTGTGCGAGAAACCTACACCAATATCTTTTCCGAGAAGTGTTGGCTCTCAGAATTTGCAGAGACGATCAACGCCTCAGAACCGCCACCAATCGTTGGGACACTAGACCCAAAGGTTGTATCCAATTCCACCTATTTCTTTTGCTAACATGCACACACACGTTACACCAAACCCAGTAACACTCGAAGGGTATCAAGCGATACTAAAACCTGGCGAGTGGGGCTATAAGCTCGCAGCTCTTGTCGATGAGAAACTTATCAAAGATCTCGAAGAGGAGCGTGAGTCGGCTCTAGAATGGGCTAGAAGCAAGGCTAAGAACCCTAGAAGGGTGACAGTCAAGCCTGAGCCTTGGGAGGAGCTACAGACCCAAAAGGGTACGTATCAGCTCAGATTTACATGGAAGGACGGTGATAAGTTCTTTCCTGTTGTAGTTGATACAGAGGGTACAAAGATAGAAGATATAGAAACTCCTGTGTACAGCGGTAGTAAAGTTAAATTAGCTTTCTTTCAAAAGCCATACATACTTCCAGCTGGAGACATAGGTACATCACTAAAACTAAAAGCTGTACAAGTTGTTAGTCTTAACAGTGGAGCTGGTGTCGTAGATACTGGCGACCTTACGCCAGAAGCAGCAGCAGAGCTGTTCGGTGAAACAAAAGGATTCAAGGTCGAAGATCCTAACGTAGATGCAAGCCCTTGCTCTGTAGAACCTGACGATGACTTCTAATGAGAAGCAAGTTAGAAGAAAACATAGCAGACTTGTTGGAGGAGCTGGACGTTGACTATGAGTATGAATCTGAAAAGTTATCATACGTCATAGAGGCTAAGTACATCCCTGATTTCAAAGTTGGGGATGTCTACCTTGAAGCCAAAGGCTACTTTCCATCCGACCAAAGACGAAAGATGAAAGCTGTCAAGAAGGCTAACCCTGACTTGGACATCCGTATTATCTTTCAAAACCCATTAACTAAAATATCCAAACACTCCAAAACATCCTATGCGATGTGGGCTGAGAAGAATGGATTTCCTTGGTGCGTATACTATGCAATCCCAGTTGACTGGCTCAGATGAATCAACCTTCCTATATCACACCAGCTGTCCTAGCTGTGGTTCGTCAGACGGTAATTCCGTATATTCTGATGGACATACTTATTGTTTTGTATGTAACCACTTTGATAGCGGGCAGCTACGTGATGATTGTGAAAGACCGCAAAAACCAATTATGCTACAAGGTACACCTACTAAATTAAGAAAAAGAGGTTTATCAGAAGAGACCTGTCGCAAATACCGTATTCACAAAGACGGAGACACCCTACGCATGCACTATTTTGACAAAAAAGGTCAAATATGTGCTGCAAAAGTCAAAACAAAGGACAAAGGCTTCTGGATGGAGGGTAACAACACCGACCATCAACTTTTTGGGCAAAATTTATTTCCCGATAAGGGTACAAGGCTTACCATATACGAAGGAGAGCTCGATGCAGCCTCTGGATGGGAAGCACAACCCAAATGGCCTCATGTATCCATACCAAATGGTGCAAAGGCAGCAAAGAAAGCATTACAGAGGGTTTTAGACCTTCTTCAGAACTATGAAGAGGTTGTTTTATTCTTTGATAATGATGAGGCAGGTAGACAGGCAGCACAAGAATGTGCAGAACTGCTACCGCCAGGAAAAGCAAAGATTGCAAGACTTGAGAAGTACAAAGATGCTTCTGATGCACTGCAAGCTGGCGATGCAGAGGCAATCAGACGAGCAATCTGGGATGCCAAAACATATAGACCAGACGGTATCATTGATGCCAAAACTTTACTTGAATTAATCACCACACCCACACCCCCCGCTGACCATGACTACCCATTTCAAGGACTACAGCTCAAGCTGCACGGTATACGGTACGGAGAACTTGTCACCATTACTGCAGGATCTGGTACAGGAAAATCCTCGTTCTGTAGGAGTCTTGCAAGTCATCTTCTGCACAGAGGAGAGCGGGTCGGTTACTTGGCACTTGAAGAATCTAACCGTAGGACGGCTCTAGGTTTGATGTCTGCCTCGTTGGGTAGATCTTATCACCTTGGAGAATATGAACGAGAAGAACTCGAACACGCCTATAACAGTACTATTGCTAATTGGAATCTTTTTCTCTTCGATGGCTTTGGTAGCTATGACCCTGACACAATTTACAGTAGGATCGAATACCTTGCCTGTGGATTGGAGTGTCGTGTTATATTCCTCGATCACCTCAGTATATTATTGAGTGGATTGGACGGAGATGAGAGACGTATGATAGACGTGACAATGACCAAGTTACGCTCACTTGTTGAACGCACTGGCATAGTCTTGTTTCTAGTATCGCACCTCAGACGTACACAATCAGATCAAAACCATGAGGAAGGAGCCCGTATTACTCTTGGACAACTGCGAGGATCTGCTGCGATTGCACAGCTGTCTGACACGGTTATTGCCCTTGAACGGGATCAACAGGATCCAAGCAAACGAGATACTACAACTGTTAGAGTCCTCAAGAATCGTCATTCTGGGGAAGTTGGTATCGCCAACGAATTGACTTACCACCTAGACACATGCACCTTTGAAGAAAATGAAGTTACGCCCGACTTCAACCCAAGCACAGACTTCGGTTAATCTAGCTTTCGATATAGAAACAGATGGTATCGACTCTAGTTGTATACATTGTATTGTTACTCAAGACTTAGACACAGGTCAAGTTACAGAGTACAACGATCAAGCTAGTAAAAATTACAGTGTAGTCAATGCAGTCAACGACCTTGAAACTGCTGACAATATCATTTCACACAATGGTATTATGTTTGACGTACCTGAAATTAAAAAACACTTTACCTTTTTTGAGGGTAAAGCAAAACATTGGGACACACTCATACTGAGTAGGTTCTTTCATCCAAATCTCTTGGACATAGACCTCAGACGCAAGTGGCACAAAATGCCCGCACGTCTGTATGGCTCACATAGTTTGGAAGCCTATGGCTACAGACTACAATGTTACAAAGATGACTTTGGTAAAACAACTGACTGGACGGATTGGTCACAAGAAATGCAGGACTACTGCAGACAAGACGTTGCTATCTTAACTAAACTATGGACACATTTCCAAAAATCGCTCAAAGCGTTGTCCTAGAACACCAGATAGCAGAGCTGATGAGTCAACAAAAGACTACAGGCTGGCCATTTGATGTTGCAAAGGCACAGGAACTAGAGAACCAGCTGTTAACCGAGCTGGAAAAACTCAAGAAAAAGGCTGAGAACATCTGCCATTACGTTCCACACAACTTGTTTACTCCCAAAAGAGATAACAAGAAACAAGGTTACTATGCTGGTTGCGAGATGCAACGGCTGAAAGACTTTAATCCTAGCAGTAGAGAACACATTGCATGGTGGTTCAAGACTTTTCAAGACTGGACACCTACCAAACTCACACCGACTGGTAAAGCAGTCATTGATGAGACAGTTCTCAAAGAGATAGGAACAGAAGAGGCGTTGGTATTTCTAAATATTCTGGTCATTCAGAAGAAGTTAGGAATGTTATCTCAAGGAACCAATGCTTGGTTGAAGCTAGTCAAGGATGGCAGACTTCACCACTCTTGCTTTATCGGTGCGGTGACACATCGAATGGCACATTCACACCCGAATCTTGCTCAAGTAAGTTCGGACAAGGATTGCCGTGAACTATTTATCACCAACCCAACTTGGAAGCTAGTTGATAGCGACCTTGCTGGGATAGAGTTAAGATTATTTGCCCACTACCTTCACAGATATGACGGTGGTAGGTATGCAAAGATCTTACTAGAACAAGACATTCACCAAGTCAATGCAGAAAAAATTGGAATCTCTCGCAGACAAGTCAAGACAATTACTTATTGTTTCTTGTATGGAGGGGGCGACCAGAAACTTGGATTATCTTTTGACAATATGCTCCCCATCGACAAAGCGAAGAAGAAGGGGGCAGAAATTCGTAGAGCTTATATGGATGCTATTCCAGGCTTGGAAGATCTTGTTAAAGATACTCGCAGAGTTGCTGAGAGAGGTAGTATTCGTGCTATCGACAAACGCCAAATCATTGTGGACAAAGAACACAAGGCGTTGAACTGTCTCTTACAGGGGTCGGCAGCAGTTATTGCAAAGCGATGGCTGTTACTAACAGATCAAAACCTACGGATGAGTATGTTCAATCATGAACGATATGCGTTTGTCCATGACGAACAAGTATTGGGTGCTCCACACCTCATTGCCCATGACGTAGCTGAGGTTTGTAAAGTATCTGCATTACAGGCTGGTGAGTATTACAACATACGACTGCCCATAGAAGCTGACGCACAAGTCGGTAACAACTGGGCTGAGGTACACTAATGTTATTAATTGACTCTGATTTCCTAGCTTACAAAGCTGCTCAAGCATGTGAGATTGGTATAGATTTTGGAGAGGATGTCATCATTGCTCAGTCACAATTTAGCGAAGTCCTACGGGTATTCCATAATGAATTAAATAAAGTGACAAAGGCTATGATGGACGATGACTTCATCTTATACTTTTCAAGCACTGAGAATTTTAGAAAGAAAATTTATCCCGATTACAAGGGACATAGAATGAAACGTAAGCCCCTTGGCTATAAGCGTTTAGTAAATTACTGTAGAGAGAATCACAACTTCAAACTGATCGAAGGGTTAGAAGCAGATGACACCATTGGCATCGAGGCTACACGCCATGCAGACCCCAGTAATATTATTGTCAGTCCAGACAAAGACATGAGACAGATACCCTCTGTTCTATGGAACTTGACTGATGATGTTACAGAGATCACGGAAGAAGAAGGTGACAGATGGCATCTAGTACAGAGCCTAAGCGGAGATCCCACAGATGGGTACTCTGGTTGCCCTGGAATAGGAGTCAAGAGAGCTACAGAGTTGCTGGACAAAAATGAAAACCAGTGGGAGGCAGTGTGTAAAGCCTACAGAGATAGAGGGTTATCGGATGATGACGCTTTGCTCAACGCACGACTAGCCAAGATCTTGCGTAACGAAAACTATGACCATGACCGTAACCAACCCATTCTTTGGAATCCTTAAACATGTTAAACGATTTGTTTCCACACCCTTTGGTAGCTAGAACTGGCAGAATAGACAACTGGATAAAGAATCCAGAAGGACGTTTGCCTGTCAGCTGCACAGTATTTGTAGTAGAAGATAGCATCGAGGGTGATAACGGAATAGAAGCAAGCTGGCGTTTTGTCAGTCACGCATTAAGATACGGAGCAGGTGTCGCAGTACATCTCTCCAAGATTAGACCTAACGGTCACACCAATGAGAAAGGTCTTGTAGCTAGTGGCCCTGTATCATTTGGTAAAGTATACTCTGCACTCAACGAAACTATACGTAGAGGTGGAGTCTATAAAAATGGAGCATGTGTCTTACATCTAGACCTAGATC